GCTGACGATAATAATCTGCCACAGGGTGCGGTATCTCCTGTTCCGCAAAATGAGGCAGACAAATCCGACTACTATGTTAGTAGTGGGTTTTATGGTCAGTACGTTGATATTGAAGGTGTATTCAGAAATGAATATGATTTAATCAAAAGATATAGAGAGATGTCACTTCATCCAGAGTGTGATGAAGCAATAGAAGATATAGTAAACGAAGCTATAGTTTCAGATTTAAGTGATAGTCCAGTAGAAATAGATTTAACTAACTTATCTGTGGGTGATAATATTAAAAAAACCATCCGAGATGAGTTTAAGTATATAAAAGACCTATTAGATTTTGATTCAAAATCACATGAAATATTCCGTAATTGGTATATTGATGGTAGATTGTATTATCATAAGGTAATTGATCTTGAAAATCCAAGAGAAGGAATACAAGAATTAAGATATATTGATGCACTTAAGGTAAAATATGTGCGTCAAATGAAGAAAAAAGATATCAACACAGTAAATTTAGTACCTCAAGATAAGAAACTTGCAATTACTCCACAGTTGGATGAGTATTTTGAATACAATCCTACAGGTGGCGCCAATAAAAGTTATAGCCCAACTAATGGTGTTCAAGGATCTATAAAAATTGCAAAGGATGCTGTTACATATTGCACATCAGGTTTAGTAGATCGTAATAAACACATCACTTTATCATGGTTACATAAGGGAATCAAAGCCTTAAATCAATTAAGAATGATTGAAGATAGTCTTGTAATTTATAGATTATCAAGAGCTCCAGAAAGAAGAATATTTTATATTGATGTTGGTAATCTACCTAAAGTAAAAGCAGAACAATATCTTCGTGAAGTCATGAATCGTTATAGATCAAAGTTGGTCTATGATGCTAATACTGGTGAAGTTCGTGATGATAAGAAATTCATGTCAATGTTAGAAGATTTCTGGCTACCAAGAAGAGAAGGTGGTAGAGGTACGGAAATTACTACATTGCCTGGCGGTCAAAATCTTGGAGAAATCACAGATATTAATTATTTCCAGAAAAAACTCTACAAAGCTTTAGGAGTTCCCGAAACTCGTTTAGGTGGAGAGGGTGGATTTAATTTAGGAAGATCATCAGAGATATTAAGAGATGAACTTAGATTTAATAAATTTGTAGGAAGATTGAGAAAGAGATTCTCAAACATGTTCCTTGATATGTTAAAGACACAATTACTTTTGAAAAATGTAATTACACCAGAGGATTGGTCTGGTATGTCAGAACATATTCAATTTGATTACATCTATGATAATCATTTTGCAGAATTAAAAGAGAGTGAATTATTCCAAGAAAGAATGGCCAATCTATCACAGGCAGAACCATACGTTGGAAAATATTTCTCACAAGATTATGTAAGAAGAAAAGTATTACATCAAACTGATGATGAGATTGTAGAACAAGATAAATTAATCGCTGCTGAAATTGAGGCAGGATTATATGTTGATCCTGTTGCAATGCAACAATTAGATGTTACTGCAGCTGCAACTGATGTTGCTGCACAACAATCAAATATAACAGAGCCTGATTCTGAAAAGGATAGTAAGGCGGTTGAAGCTCCTGAAGGTGGCGAAATATAAATAGTTGGTAGTATATTTACATAATCGTGGATTCTGCAAAATTAATTGATATGGTGTTAGATGATGCACCCGCCCATGAAATATCTGATGGCATAAAAGACATTCTTTATGCAAAGTCTGCACAAAGAGTGGAAACGGAAAGACCCGAAGCTGTTGCAGATCTTTTTAATGATGAACCTGAAGTTGAAGAAGAACCAACTGTAGCTCAAGAAGAGGAACCAGAAAATGAGGATTAAAGTATTAGCAGCCGAAGGTAATCTATCTTCAGCATCTAATGTTGGCAGTGCTACTGTGGTGAGACTTTTTAATAATCACTCTGCAGCGTTGTTAATTACCAGAAAAACATCTGGTGGTGCAACTGTTGGTAGTTTGACTGTTAATACTAAAGAGTCTGTTATTTTAGAAAAGGATGCTACAGATACACTTACCGCTGCATCAAATGGTGCAAGTGTTTTAGTTACACAAGTTGCTTACGGAAATTAGACTAATGAAACTTATTAGAGAAGAAATAGAAAATGTAGAGGTTATCGTCGAAGAACGTGGCGGTAAGAAGAACCTCTATATTGAAGGAGTTTTCCTTCAGGGCGACATAAAAAATCGTAACGGTAGAATGTATCCATGTGAAACTCTTGCAAAAGAAGTTTCAAGATACAACGAAGCCTTTATCACAAAAGGTAGAGCGCTTGGTGAGTTAGGTCATCCTGATGGCCCAACTGTAAACTTAGATCGTGTTTCCCATAAAATTTGTTCTCTAAGACAAGAGGGTTCTGATTTTATTGGTCGTGCTAAAATATTAAGTACACCAATGGGTAATATTGCTAAGTCACTTCTTGGTGAAGGAGTTAAACTGGGAGTTTCATCTCGTGGTGTTGGCTCAGTTGCTATGAACAACGAAGGTGTAAACGTTGTTGGTGAAGATTTTATGTTAGCAACTGCTGCAGATATTGTAGCAGATCCTTCAGCTCCAGATGCATTTGTAGATGGAATCATGGAAGGAAAAAATTGGGTTTGGGATGGTGGCGTTCTTCGTGAACAAGCCGCTGCAAAAACCTACAAACAAATTAACACTCTTTCTAGTAGTAGAGAGTTACAAGAGAAAAAAGTAAAGTTATTTTCAGATTTTCTCAAAAATCTTTAATTTATAACTTTTCTAAATAAGTATAGATTTACACTAATATTAAGTTTTAATTTCGGAGAGCAAAAACGATGTCCGTTGGAAAAGATTTACAAGAAATGGAAGTAGGCACTCAGCAATCCAAAACTGCAGTTAACGCTAACGCACAAGCGGGAATGCCAATGGATACGTCCGTTGCAGGTTCCTACGAAGATCTTGGCGGCCCTACTCCCGAAAATTACAAACCAGATGATGATTCTTCCAAGTTAAAAACAGATGGAACTCTTAAAACAGTTTCTAATGTTGTTAACAAAGGTGCAAAACCAGCAATGCCTATGGATACATCCATAAGCGGAAAGAAAATGGAAGAAGTTGAAGCGGAAGGTGAAGTAGTTGCCGAGGAAGAGCAAGTCGCTGAAGAGCAAGCCCCTGAGATAGATATCGAAGAGGACATGACTGCTTTATTCTCTGGTGAAGAACTATCAGAAGAATTCCAAAACAAAGCAAGAACAATTTTTGAAGCTGCAATCAACAATCGTGTTTCTGTGATTGAAGAAGAAATCAAAGAAGCAAATGAGAAAGCAATTGTAGAAGAAATTGATCAAATAAAAACAGCTCTCGTTGAGAGAGTTGATTCATATCTTGAGTACGTCTCTGACGAGTGGCTCAAGGATAATAAATTATCAGTAGAGCATGGGTTGAAGTCAGAGATGACTGAATCATTCCTAGCAGGAATGAAAACCCTCTTTGAAGAACATTATGTATCAATCCCTGAAGATAAATACGATGTCGTCGAGAACATGGTAGATAAACTTGATGAAATGGAGACCAAACTCAATGAGCAAATTGAGAGAAACGTTGGACTAAACAGAAGACTCGCTGAGTCAACTGCAGATGTTATTGTTTCTGAAGTTTCTGAAGGCCTTGCGGCTACTCAGAAAGAAAAGCTCGCATCACTTGCTGAAAGTGTTGAGTTTAAAAGTGAAGAATCATATCGTGAAAAACTGGAGACTCTAAAGGAGTCATACTTTGGACAGAGTGTTCAGAAAGAGACCTCAGAACAAGTACTCAGTGAAGAAGCACAGGCACAGACATACACTGGTGCAATGGCTCATTACATGAGTGTTCTAGATTCGGTCAAAAAGTGAATTTAATATTATATTAAACGCAACTCATTACATAGGTAAAAAGCAAAATGTTCAATTCAGAACAATTGCAGGAGAAGTGGTCACCACTACTTAATCATGGTGGACTTGAGGAAATCAAAGATCCTCATCGTAAAGCAGTAACCGCTGTCCTGTTAGAAAACCAAGAGAGATTCTTAAGAGAAGAGAGAGAATTTCTTTATGAGGGCACACCAGGCCAACTAAATGAAATCACAAACGCAGCTAACGCTGCTGGTGCTTCAGGTGGTTTTAGTGGTGGTGCAACTGCAGGAGGCCCAGTCGCTGGTTTCGATCCTGTATTAATCAGTCTTATCCGTCGTTCAATGCCTAACTTATTGGCATATGATATCTGCGGTGTTCAGCCAATGAATGGCCCAACTGGACTCATCTTCGCAATGAGATCTAGACAAACTTCACAGAGTGGAACAGAAACATTCTTTGATGAAGTTGATTCAACATTCTCTACTCAGGATAAGGGACAAGACCTTACTGGCGGATTTACAGATCGTAACGCTGGTTTCGGTTCTACTGGCCCACAGCAGGGAACAAACCCATCCGTACTTGGATCAGGAGACGTTGCTCAGGCACTATACTCCGTTGGTCAAGGTATGAATACAGGTGATTCTGAAGCACTTGACGGAACAGGATCTAATGCCTTCCGTGAAATGGCTTTCTCAATCGAGAAGATCACCGTTACTGCAAAATCCAGAGCGTTAAAAGCAGAGTACTCATTAGAACTTGCTCAAGACCTTAAAGCAATCCACGGATTGAACGCTGAGGCTGAGTTAGCAAATATTCTATCAACTGAGATACTTGCTGAAATCAACAGAGA